TCATCACAGGTAGCAATCGCTAAAAAATTAGGAGTGCCACTCGAAGAATACGCAAAACAACTAAAACACACGAAGGAAGGAGCGTAACATGGAAAAAGATACAAAAACTTCTCGTGCGAGCCAAACACGGTCAAAGTCTGAAAGACCAAAAGTGTGGGTTCCTCCATCATCTCTAGATGCACCCCCTGCACCTGATGGATTCAGGTATAGATGGATTAGAGCAGAGAGCGTCGGCTTTCAAGACACTAAAAACATATCCGGAAGATTAAGAGAAGGATATGAATTAGTTAGAGCTGAAGAAGTCGAAAATGCTGATGACTATCCTGTACTTGATGAAGGTAAATACAAGGGAGTGATTGGGGTTGGTGGCCTTTTACTTGCAAAGGTACCGATCGAGATCGCGCAGCAACGACAAGAGTATATGTCTAATAAACATAAACAACGTGACGAAGCAGTAAGAAACGATCTTATGAAGGAGCAAGACCAGAGGATGCCAATCAATGTTGAGAGGCAGTCTCGTGTAACCTTCGGTGGTACGAAAAAGTAATTTTTAATATCACTGAATTCTATTAACCCGTACTGGAGGCCCTTCGGGGCAGGTACATAAGGAGAAAAGTAACTATGGCAAATAGAAACTCACAAGGTTTCGGATTAAGACCGGCTATGAGAGTAGGAAATACTCCCGCTATCTCTGGTCAGTCAAAATACGAAATCGACGCTGGTGAAACTAATGCTATTTTCAATGGAGAGCCTGTAAAAGTTGATATATCAGCTAGTACTGGTGGATACATTGTTACAGCGGCAGCTGGAACTGCTATGGTAGGTACTTTGAACGGCGTGGTATATACAGATGCAACAACTCTGAAACCAACTTTCAGTAACTACTATCCTGCAGCGACAACTCCTGCTAATAGCGAGGACGTAACTGCGTTCGTAAATGATGACCCTTTCCAAGAGTACATCATTGCAACTGACGCTACTTTAGGCGGCACTTTAGCATTAAGAAAATCAAAAATTGGTTTAACTTATGCAACAACTGCAGCAGCAGGTAGCACAACAACAGGTAGATCATCTGTTCAACTAGGCATCTCAACAGCAGCAACAACTGCTAAACAATTGAGAATGGTTAGAGTAGCAGAAGATCCTGAAAACCAAGATCAAACGGCAGCTAACTGTTCAGTGGTCGTAAAGGTGAACTTACACCAATACACTGTTGGATCATTAGCTACAGGCATATAATAGGAGTAATAAATTATGGCAATATCAAGATCACAACTAGTTAAAGAACTAGAGCCAGGTTTGAATGCACTATTTGGCCTGGAATATAAAAGGTATGAAAATCAGCATGCTGAGATTTATACTACAGAGTCTTCTGACAGAGCTTTCGAAGAGGAAGTTATGTTATCAGGCTTTGGTAACGCACAAGTAAAAGGTGAAGGTCAAGGTGTATCATTCGATGATGCTCAAGAAACTTTCACTGCTCGTTATTCTCACGAGACTGTAGCTTTAGCATTTTCAATCACTGAAGAAGCGATTGAAGATAATTTGTATGACAGAATTTCTTCTAGATATACAAAAGCTTTAGCTAGATCTATGAGTAACGCTAAACAAGTAAAAGCTGTTGAGCCTCTAATTCAAGGTCTTCCTTCAACGGATAACTTTGATTCAGGTGACGGCGTTAGCTTGTTCAACACAGCTCACCCAACAGTAGCAGGTAGTTTCAAAAATACTTTGACTACTCAAGCTGACTTAAACGAAACTTCGTTAGAGCAGTCGTTAATTGACATTGCGGCTATGACTGACGAAAGAGGTTTAAGAATTGCTGCAAGAGGAGTAAAAATGATTATTCCTTCTGAGCTACAATTCACAGCTGAGAGATTAATGAAGTCTCAAGGAAGAGTTGGAACTGCTGACAATGATGTAAACGCAATCGTATCTATGGGTATGATTCCACAGGGTTACAGAGTAAACAATTACTTAACTGACACTGATGCTTTCTACATCATCACAGACATTCCAAATGGAATGAAAATGTTCCAAAGAGCTCCATTAACAACTGCGATGGAAGGTGATTTCGATACTGGAAACGTAAGATACAAAGCTAGAGAAAGATACTCATTTGGTGTATCTGACCCTAG